GGCTGGTACATCGCCTTCGGCGACGGCATCCCCGCCGGGCGGTTCGGGTGCTGGCGGTCAGGCATTGAGTCCACATGGCGGGCGGACATAGGCCGCAAGCTCACCCACACCGAGGAAATGGCCCACGTTCGCCGCATGGCCGAGGCCAAAGCCCTGCGAGACGTCGAAGCCGCCAAGAAGCAGGAAATCGCCACCGACACCGTCGAAAAGATTTGGGTCGATTGCGGCGCCGCCAGTCCAGACCATCCATACCTCAAGGCCAAGGGCATCAAGACCCACGGGGCCCGCGTAACAGGTGACGGTCGCCTCGTCGTTCCCCTTTACGATCAGGAGGGCAATCTCTCTTCCCTCCAATATATCGCCGCAGACGGTGGAAAACTCTATCACTCTGGCGCCCAGACCGGATCCCGTTTCTGGCAGGTCGGCACTATGGACGAACCCGGCACCCTCTATATCGCCGAGGGCTTCGCCACCGCCGCAACCATCCATGAGGTGACCAACCGCCCCTGCATCGTCGCCTATTCCGCCTCAAACCTCGTCCCCGTCACCGGCATCCTGCGCGAGATCCACGGCGCCACCCAAGACCTCCTCATTGTGGCGGACAATGACGCCTCCGGGGTGGGCCAACGCTACGCCGAACAGGCCTCAGCCAAATTCGGAGCCCGCATGGTCATGCCCCCAGAGCCCGGCGACGCAAATGACTATGTCCAAGCCGGGCACGACCTCGCCGCGCTCCTATCCCCGCCAAAGGACGACTGGCTAATCAAGGGCATCGACTTCAGAAGCCAGCCAGCCCCCATCGCGTGGCTGGTCAAGCGCTGGATCCAAGACCAAGCCCTGATCATGGTTCACGGCCCATCCGGGGGCGGAAAAACTTTCGTGGTGCTGGATTGGTGCCTGAGAATTGCATCTGGCGTCACGGAGTGGGCTGGGAACCGCGTTCGCCCCGGCACGGTCGTCTATCTGGCGGGCGAGGGCCATCACGGCCTACGGGGGCGGCTTGCGGCTTGGCACACGTCCCATGTTGATGTTGATGCGGACATTTGGCTCTCCCGCGACGGCTGCGATCTCAACACCCCCACGGGCTATATGCGGGTCGTCGAGAACATCCGGGCCCTTCCCAAACGCCCCAGCCTGATCGTGGTCGATACGCTCCACAGGTTTCTGCTTGGCGACGAAAACAGCGCCCAGGACGCCAAAACCATGCTCGACGCCTGCGGGGCCCTCATGGCCGAGTTCGGGTGCTCGGTCCTGTTGGTTCACCATACCGGAGTCAGCGATGAGGCCCAGCACCGGGCGCGCGGATCCTCGGCCTGGCGCGGAGCCCTCGACATCGAGATCAGCATTGTCCCCGGCAAGGACGGCGGACCCATGCAGATCGTCCAGCGCAAGTCAAAGGACGCCGAACTCGCCGAGCCCGTCTGGGCAGAGCTTACTTCGGTCACCATCCCCGGATGGCTCGACGAAGACGAGCAGCCCGTTACAAGCGCCGTTGTGAGCCTCACAGAGGCCCCTGTGGCGGCCAAGAAGGAGAGCAGGGTGGAGGGATTGCGGAAACAGTTTGAAGCGGCCTGGTGGGCCTCTGGGGCCGACGAGCATGATGGCCTGCCATACCTGACGCGCTCCGCGCTCAAGGCAAAGCTGGTGTCCGATGGGTGTAGCGAGGCGACAGCCGACAAAAAGATGAAGCCGGGATACCCAGACCAACTTATCGGGGCGCTCTTAATTGCCGAGATCATCAGCCCGGCGCTCAATGGATGGGTTGTAAGCAACGAGGCGCATGCCTCTGCCATGATTATGTCTAAGGGGTTAAAATGATTGCTAAGCTTAAACGGACCATAACGGACTTTTTCGGACTTAGTCCGTTTAAGTCCGAACGGACCGACGGACCGGACCGGACTTTTGACGGACAGTCCGTTTGGGGGCAAAACGCCCGGAAAACGGACCGGACCGGACTCCCCCCCTTTAGGGGGGGTCCGGCGGTCCGTCCGGTGCGGCGGATAGTCTGGCCGCAAAAAAGCCAGCCCGAAGGCTGGCTATGGTTGGTGGTGTTATATTTAATGTTACAAATAAACTTTGAGCCTATCCGCCAGCCACGCTTCGTCGATCCGACCATCGGCGAGCGCTTGCAACAAAAGCTCAGCGGATCGAGGCAAGGGGCGGCGGCCCTCGATCCAATTATAGACCGAGCGGGTCGTGCACCCCGTGATGAAGGCGAGGTCTTTGTGGCGGATGTGGTGGTCGTCAAGGAAGGCTTGAAGGTTTTTCATGACTCACACTCCATGAATGCTTTGATCACTTCCGCCGCGAGCGGCGGGACGATGGCGTTACCGTAGGCGCGCAGTCGTCCCACTCTGCCGGGAACCCCATGAGCCAGCAGACGAATGCTGGGTTCAACGCGCCTGGCCTTTCCGTCTGCTCCCGTAAGCCAGTTACGTTTTCCCCAAGCCCCAGAGCATCTGTCGCTTCTGTCGTCAGTGATTTCTGCGATCCTTTCGTGTCCCCCACCCGACGCTGATAACCAAGCCTCGCCTCGTGAGCCATTGGTGTCGCCCACATCGCCACCGTCTGAGCCACCCTTTGCGGCAACGGTATCCCCGTATCCTGCGGTCTGATCGTCCCAATTCCTCGACTGCCATCCGTCATGGTTGGCGTCGGCCACAAACCATAGTCGATCTCGACGGTGAGGCGCATCGACGGCACAAGCCGGGATAACTGCCGCCCCTGTGGCGTAATTAATTCTTTCCAAGTCAGCGCACACTCCGTCGAGCCAAGATTTGCCAACCGCTGCCGCAACCTGCTCTCCCATAACGACAGGAGGCCTGACGGCGGTGATGAGGCGGTGGAAGTGGGGCCAGAGGTGCCTTGGATCGTCTGTACCGGCGCCTTTTCCTGCGACGCTGAACGGTTGGCACGGGCAGCTCCCAGTCCAGATAGGCCTGTCGTCTGGCCATCCGGCGAGACGGAGGGCGAGGCCCCATCCTCCGATCCCGGCGAAGAAGTGGCATTGGGTGAAGCCCCTGAGGTCCAGAGGCTGAACATCGACAATTGAGCGGGTATCGACTTCGCCATGGGGGATATGTCCTGCTTTGATCAAGTTGCGGAGCCATTCGGCGGCATAGGGTTCGATTTCGTTGTAGTAGGCGGTCATTGTTCGCCCCAATGGTCAGGGTTGTCGTAGGTGTCGTCCTTGGCGTCCTGGCGCATGTCCCAGATCCAGAGACCGATCCAAAGGAGGCCGCAGACTGCGGCCCCCGTGATTGTGGCGATCATGAGCATTTGAGGGCCTCCCGCGCCTGCTGGCGCGTCTGGTGGTGGGTGAGGACCCCGGAGGCCGTCAGCGCCCTCCAGTCCCCAGACGGGCGCTTCTGGACCCAGCCAGCCAGCGTGGCGTCGTCCCGCAGGACTGCGTAGACCGGGTTCATGCCAGCACCTTGGCGCGGACCTTGACGCTCAGGTTTTGGCGGGTTGAGCCGACCTTGCATTCCTCGGCCTGCTCCTTGGTGATGTAGCCAAGCTCAAGAGCGCGCTCGACCTTGAAGGTCTTGGTCGCCGTCAGGCTGTAGTCAAGGAAGAAATGGTTGCCATTGACGATCGACTTGAGGTCGTCGCCAGCAGCCGCCATGCAGGCGGTGAGGGCTTCCTCCTTCAGGGCCTCATACTGTTTCTTGAGGGCCTTGAACTCGGCCTCGATCTGAGCGTAACGGTCGGCGAGGGGGGCTTCGTTGTTGAGGAACATGTTGGTCTCCGTTGGGCTGGTTGGTTGCTACAGGGTCAGAATACAGGGTTTTGAGGATGATGCAAGAACTATTTTCGGTTTTTGACCTGTTGGACTGCTTTTTTTAGGTCGGCGAAGTCGTCGTGGGCGAGGAAGCATTTCGCCATGGGATGCTTGTCGTCATAGGCGACCAGGCGGGCTGCGTTCTTGTCACTGGGATCCGCACGGTAAGCGTTCAGAAGCTTGATCATTGCTTTTCCTCCAATTGCTCCATAAGAGCCTCCACAGCCTCCCTGGGAGTGGCGCCATAGCCGATCGGGTCAGTCTCCTGCCCGTCATAGTCGTCGGTGACCGCGCACCAGTCCCAGCTTTTGTGCGGCGCATGGACGTTGAAGCTCACGATGATCTTGTATTCGGTGATCATGGCTCAGGCCTCCTGCTCGGAGACCTGAGGCGCATAGACCTCCTCGATCTTCACCACCACCCAGCGATTGCCGGTCTTGGCGGTGCGGCGGTCTGCCTGCTGCTGAGCGGTGCTGAACCAGCAATAGGTGTCCGCGATCGCGATCTGCTGGGCGAAGGAGAGGTCGGAGTCGTTGTCGATGAGGTAGTACATGGTCTGGGCTCCTTACTTGGCGTTGATGATGTCGTAGACGATCTGGTCGCGCTCGTCCTGCGAGACGCTGAACACGTCGCCGTTGGTACGCTCCAAGAACAGGTTGATGTCGGCCTCGGTGGGCTCAGGGGTGCCGATGGCGCGGGCATAGTCGTAGGCGTCACGGGCGTCTTGGCGCTTCTGGGCGATGTAGTCGTGGATCTCGATGAACATGTTGGGCTCCTTGGGCTTGGTTGATGATTTGAATATACAGCATCAAAACAGGATTGCAAGAACTTTTTTCGGTCTTGATAAAAATAATTTTAGAGGTACAATGCAACAACCAAAAGGAGACTGTCATGCCCATCCCAAAACCTCTGCCGTCAGTTGAATTTCTTAATCAACTGTTTGAATACAATAAAGAAACTGGAGATTTGAAGCTTAAAGGAAAGATCTTAAAACCAAACCGATCAGGTTATGTTTATGCCAAGATACCGAATGTCGGTCTGCGCCCTGGCCATCGAATCATCTGGAAGCTCGTCTACGGAAAAGACCCGGATCAAGTGATCGACCATATCGACGGCAACCCTTCAAACAACCGTATCGAAAACCTGCGTGATGTTCCTCCAGAAAAGAACGCGCAGAATAGGGTAAATACCAAAAAGAAATACTTAGGCGTTACAATTAAAGGTCGCGAGTCTCAAGCTATTATAACTAGGGAAAAGAAGGTGTACGATCTTGGAATGTTTGATACGCCAGAAGAAGCTAGAGACGCCTATCTCGCAGCTGCAAAAGAATACGAAGAGACCGGAACTATTACTCAAACCCGTAGACCGTCAAAATACCCAAACTATGCGGTGTTGGCAGCCCAGCGCCGTTCATGCTAAATTCTTAATCGAAAAGGAGCCGGACATGGGCGCACCGTCTAGCTATACCGTTGAACTTGCTGAGAGAATTTGCGAAGAAATCGCGTCTGGTAAGCATCTGCATATGATCTGTCAGGAAGAATGGGCGCCCGCAGAGCGGACGGTTTATCAATGGTTGCATAAAAACCCTGACTTCGCGCAGTCGTACGCGCACGCGCGCGAGCGTCAGCAAGACGTCTTCGCGGCGCAGGTGGTGCTGATCGCTGACACCGTCAAAGACGCGGCGATAGCCCGAAACATGATGGACGCCCGCAAGTGGCACGCCAGCAAAGTCGCGCCGAAGAAGTGGGGCGACAAGATCGAGATCGACGCCAAGGTCGAGGCGACAGGCGCCAGCGAGGCCCTGATGGCGTTCCTGGGCGCTCTGGAGATCAAGAAGGGTGGATGACCTCCAGGCCGCCTACATCAAACTGAACCCGGTCGAGCGGGCGATCGCCGACTGGCAGATGTCGTGGATGGTCAAAAGGCTGCCGCACCAGGTCCC